GCCATCTTCCGGTAAAATGCAGCACACGGAAGAATCCATCACCCTCAACCCAAGCCGGTGCACTGAATTTCTTCAGGCGATCCGGAAGGCGAGAGTAAAGGCGTGAGTGCACCTTCCCGAATGTCCTTTCGGCATCCAGGTAGGGTCGACCGTAAGAAAGGTCGAACACTCTATTGTATAAACGACAAAGTTCTAAGTCGTTGTCAACAAGACGCTTTTGGTAAATCGGTGTAACATCAACAGTGTCGAAGTAGTGCTTCCCGCATGACTCAAAGAATCGGCCGTCAACAAAAGATTTCTCTTCGTTGATTTTAAAGCCAAAACTTTCGAGCACGAGAATCACATCTCCGGCAATCTGTTGGGGGACAATAATATCGTCCCCGTACACGCCGATGGGTCCCTTCGACGACCGACACTCCTGGACTGCTTTAGCAAGAGCCCAGAAAATGACGGTTTCAAGCTCAAACGTGAAACCATTACCCATAGATGAAAATTTATGGAAACGTTTCACAGTCCCGTTCAACTTGTAAGCGGGAGTTCTCAAGTCATCGAGAACCTTGAACATCGAAGGGGGTAATAGGGCACGACAAAGCCCTATTGACACGGTATCGCTAGCTTGGCTCAAGTCGAGCGTCGCTAGTTTGGCAGTAGCCGAAATATTGGCCAGCTGCTGGTTCCTGGTTTGGTCGTCCAGGTTGATGCCGTATCTACGAAGCTGTTGCCGCAAGTAACCGCCTACACCTTTCTGGAGAAAAATATTTCCAGTGGGTTCGGCGGCTATAGTGCGGTCAGTCTTCGCATCCTTAGGAACTGTCAACAACCTACTCCAATCAATCTGATTGAAGTACGACGGCATTAAGCATGCCTGGCCATCCACCTGACACTTGAGTAAGTGCCCCAACCATAGCAAATCCGATTTTTGGACTTGTCTTAGGTAAGGGAGGGCAGACGGTGTTATTGACATAGGTGACTCAGACATCTTATCTTCCGTTGTGGCGCTCTCACCCGTAAGGGTAGCAGTAGCACCAGGACCCCATCCGCAATGACGGAACAACGCATCGAACGACGGATCACCCCAAACTCGTGCAATAAGTTGTTGAGCTCTTAGCAAAATGCTGAGCTCAACCCGGTCAACACGACCGGTAGTTGCATAAGACCTGAGGGTGTCGTTAACGATGCGGCATTGCTCTTCCGCCTTGTCAAAGGCTTGGAGTGCGACGACTCGGGTGTCAATACCTGTGTCAAGCCCTTCATACTTACGAAGGAAATTAACACAAGCATAGTCCTTAAAGAACGTCTCAGCGTCATTGTAAGTTCGGGGACTGATTTTCGCCATAGCAAGCTCATTTTGAGCGTGTTTAAAGCGTAACCAGACACCTAAGCTTATTGGAGTGTCAACCTTGCTGCAGAGGCCGTAAAGAGCCTCACCGACTAAAGCTTCGTTCATTTCTACTCCTAAAAGAGACAGAGATGAGAACCGTTATCATGAAAATGTATACGGTTCAGGAACGTCAGTAGATATTCGTCAGATTTTGGACGAGATCTACGACGGTCGCGTGGCCCAATGCACTTTTTGCATAGGCCAGCGAATCCTTACGATCCGCGAGTGAATCGCGGGCCGGCAGCAGGAACTCGGCTTTCACCCTGTCGACATAAGCAACTGTCGGCGGAGGCGTAAGGCCAGAATCGCTTGTACCAACCGTTTCCAGTTGGGGCATAGCGATCACGAGTTCAACACGGTTGATACGGGTCTGTGCGTTGTCACCCGGGCCAGCGTCGTTTGCACGACGAGTCCGAATGCCTACGCGCGGCCATCCGAGCGAGCTAGAACTGGTAACTCGCGGCGATTGGTCTTCAAACCACCAGAATCCGGTCTCCCGGTTCTGTCCCAGAGGGGTGAACGTATGGTTCACCGGAGTAGCCTCGCCGTTCGCGAGGATCAGAGCTACATTTGCGGGCATTTACATGCTCCAAGTTGTGACTTTGATAAGTAAAGTCATTGGTTACCTACCGGGGGAAATCCCAGGTAGGGAGGCGACCAAAATGGTCTACGCAGTAGGTGGCTCGGATATTAACCCGAGAAGCCTAACTTCGCGCGCTGCATTGCAGATCCCCCGCCCCCCGCCGTAATACCGCGGGAAGGTTTG